CTTTTAAGATTTGTCTGATTCCAGTCTGCTGTTACATTTGCCATTAAGAAATCTACAACACTAATAACTTCCATGTTAAAGTGTGCTGATACAGGAAGTTTTCCTTTTGTACTTAATCCCCTCTTAGTTGCAGGTGGATTTTTTAAAGATTCTAGTGAAGACTTTGCTGTTGTTGAGTCTGCACCATGTTGTTTTTTTAATCCACCTCTAAAAACTTGTTTTGTAGTTGCTGGATTTCCTGATCTTCTTTGAGTAGCTGTTGATCCCTGTTGTTGTGTCCCAAAGAAGTTTCCTTGTACTGCACTAGGAATTACGGTAGTAGTATAAGAGTCCCATAAATTATCGACAATTTCATCTACAGCTTTGTCTACAATTAAGTCTGCTTCAGCTCCTGTATTACACCAAATTAATAGTTTAAAATTACCTGCTGCCGTAGTTTGTATTGTTTGTCCAAAATAAACTCCTGCTTTTGGTAATCCAGCGCCTGATTGAGCTCTAAAAGTTCCTATAGGCTTTGATCCAAATAGTTTTGTTCTTTTTATTCTTTTTAGTTCATCACCAACTATTTTTTTCCAATTTGCGTCAGTATTAAATGACTCATAAGATTCTTTTGTTTCTCCTCTTAGTTGCTCTCCTACTAAACTTGTACCCTTTTTAGAGCCTCTTACTAAGTCATCTAAGTCTAGGTTAAAAACTACAAGAGTTTCAGCTCCTAGAGATGTTGCATAGTTCTTAAACTCTTTTGAAGTAACATCTCTTAAAAGTGCCCTAAAGTTTGACTTTAGGTTTTTAAGAGCCATTAGCTATAAATTTTATACATATCAAGTATTCGCTTGATATGATCTGGAAAACCTATATTACCTGTTAAGCTAGAAGATACTGCGTTTTCAACAGTTGCTCCTGCAATCGACATTCTTTCTTTTCTTTCGTCTTTTAAGTAGTACTTGATCAAATCAAATACTGCTAGTTTTAAATCATCTGGTGTAGAAACATATCCTGCTTTGTACACTACTTTGACACTCTTTGGGCCTTTAGGCCAGCTCTTATTTCCAGAACCACTCGTACGAGTAATACTGTCAGAGTCGTCATTGACTACATATTCATATTTACCACTATTATTGGAATTTTCCGTAATGAGGGTGACATATGGATCTGCTTGTCCTGTTCGTTCTTCTACTGATACTACAGCTATAATTGGAGATTCTTCCAAAATAATAGTATCGACTAAATCATCTTTAACTGTAAAGAATTCAGTTTTATTGGTTGCGGCATAATCTATAATAGTAGTACTACAATAACTTTTTACTAATTGACTTACTTGATCAATAATAGTATTGATTCTTGCGTCATTTTGAACTCCCTGTAATCCAGCGAAGTCTTTGTATTGTTGTAATGTTACTAAATCTGCCATAATTTTTTCTTAAAAACATTGGAGGGAGTTAAACCCCCTCCAAATATTCGCATTAGGTATTAACTACCTTTGTACTGAAGTGCCCAAGTTGAAGTAGAAGCATCGATCATATCGGTGAATCCAATTCTTTGAGAAGCAACAAGTACTCGTCTCTGATTAGCTACTTCGTAGTCAGATTCGATTGTTACACCTCTTAATCTAGGCATTAGATAATTCTTTGCATAAACTGCTGCACCGTAGAATTTAGATACGGCTGGTGTTTTGAATTCGTCACAGACGATGACTTTAGAGCCATACACTGAACCAATTTCGCCACGTAGTTTAATTGCATCTGAACCAACTAAATTAACATCTTGGAATTCTGCATCTTGTAATAAGTTGAAGTATTCTGTGGTGTTAATGATGTATACTACATCAGCTGGATTCATTCCATATTTACCCATGTTCTTTCTAGCTTTTAATAAATCAAGAGCTGTCAAAGATTCTGAAGCAAATGCAGTTGCGGATTGAGTTTTGTTGGAACCAGCCATAGTGATTAGTCCTTCAAAAGCTGCTCCACTTGTACCGTAAACGCCGTCTGCATGGTTACCCAATAGTAGTGCGTTTTCAATACCTCTTGCATGTGCTCTAACGATTGATTCACGAATCAACGGTAGAATTGGCAAGATTGCATCTTCTTCTGTCTCATTACCTAAGTAGGATTGTGAGATGAGTTTTTTGGTTGAAAGAGTTCTTTCAGTTAAGTCAATACCTGACATTGTTGAGTCATAAGCATCGCCTCTTTCTTCCAAGTTACCATGCGGAGTAGTTCCGGTAGCTGTTTGGTTAGCTGTAAATTCAGCGTACCCAGCATCTGGTAGAATTGGAATGATTTGAGTAGCTGAAGTCATTTGGATTTCTCTAAATAACGGAGCTAATACTAATTCTAATTGAATATCTCTTTCGATATTAGTTGAAACTGTTTGCTCAAAATCAGCGGATGAAACACCAACACCTGAGTGTGCGTTTACTTTTTCCATTGTATTGTGTGCAAGTTTAGTATCCCAACCTTTACCTGTGGCTAAACCCATTACGTAAGCGTCATCAATATCTGCTTCGAATGCTTTTTTCCAGTCGCCATTTTGTCTGTCACCAAAGACTCTTTTAGATTCACGAATTGCGTCGATCTCTTCTTTTTTATCTTTGAGTTCAGTTTGAAGTTCGTTAACAATTGCTTCTAGGTCATCATGTTTTTCTGAAACACGTTTTTCAACGTCATTCATGAGCTGTTGAGCTCCTGACATTCCGACTTCGACTATTGTTTTAACTTCGTCTTGTTTAGCTTCTTTTTCAGCAGTTTCAACTTCTAGTTGTACTGCTTTTTCTTCTGCATCTGCAAGTTCCTTAGCTTTAGTTTCGGCTTGTTGCATTGCAATTTTAGCAGCAGTTGATTTTGCTACTTCTTCTGCAAAAGCTTTCAAGTCGATGTTAGCTTCGGGGATTTTAGTGTCATTTGACATTTTAGTCTCCTGTTGTGAGGTTTTATCCTCGGCTTGTGGCGCAGAAGTAATCTGAGCCTCGTTATTATTAAAGTGCGTTTTCCACTCGTTATATTCGTCCATGCTGTCGAATGACTTTGAAACCGAGAACATTGCTCCCTGGTTACACGGTACACTGACAACTGAGACTTCGAATAGTTCGGCATCTTTTATTGTGTATCCATCAGTTTCTGAGTTATAATCTGCATCCTTGACTCTGAAACCGACTGAAAAGGCCCCAAGAACACCATCTTTAATAAGATCTTTGATTTCGCCTGAAGATTTAGAGATTTTCGCTCCAAATTCCAGACCGTTTTCTGTAACTTCTAGTGAAGTTGCGCGACCAATAGGTTTGTTGTAATCATGATTAAATAAAACGATTGGGTTAGTTTTATAGTTCTCTAATCCGTTCATTTTTATCCATGCATCATGATTGATTACATCTCCAGCACGGTCGATTGCATTAGTAGATGCTAATCCTTTAATATTAACACCACCGTCATCGTCCTCACCTAGAGTCTTGAATGTATTTGTCCAATGAAAAATTTTCTCCATATGTCCTACCTATTCCTTAGCTTTTTTGGGAGCTGCCTTTGCTGTCTTTGGAGCGGCTTTTACTTCAGCTTTTGCTGGAGTAGGTGCTGCTTGTTGATTAGCTTTGGCCCATTGGTCTGGAAAGTTAACTTTTAACATCTGAGTCATTCGCGACCAAGACCCGAAAGGTCTTTTCGCAACCATAAATCTCATAGGTACGTCATCGTTCCCCATAGACTTATATTCACTTGGTGTTAAAACTTTTCCTTGTTCAGCAAAAAAATTTGCTAAGTGTTCAAGTACTGCTTTCTTATTCGCCATTATCCTGTTCCTCTTCTTGTGGTGGTTGTCCACCTTCTGTGGGGTTAGCTGCGCTACCCGCAATGTTAGCTGGGACTCTTAGTTCGTCATGTCCTTCTAAAGGTTCACGTCCTAGTTGGTCTCTAGCCTCGTTTGGCGTCATAATACCTGTGTTGACTAGTGTTGCATAATATGCAGCCTGGTCTCTTAACTCTGGTTGTAAAGCAGGAATGTCTGTGACATTCTCACTTAGTTCAAAACCAAAGTATCTTTCAAAGGCGTATGACATTTTTCTTACTATAGGGAGAATTGTCTCCAAGTAATAAAGTCTGTGATTGGGTCTAATGTTGGCATTGTTCCCACCATCTAGAAGTATTGGCGGTACGCCCATAGCTTCTAAAATTACTTTCTCATTCGCTTGAATGGATGATTGAAAGTCGAGTTCTTTGAAGTTTATCTTCGTCAAACTATCAACTTCTAAACCACCATCTAAGATGAGAGGGCGTTTACCGCCGTTTTTTGGATTGTACCTAGTAGACCAGCTTTGCAGCATTCTTTCCTTAATTCTGTCGGAAAGAGTGTTAGGGCTTTTAAGTACTAATCCTGGAACTGCTCCATTCTTAAAGAAGTTGTCTTGAAACTTCCTCATGTTATCTAGTAAATACATTGTTCGATACGCTGGTTTTAACCTTGGAGTTCCACGATATATTGATTTGAATGAGTTTTCTTTAATATGTATTATTTCTTTCGTAGAATAGTCAACATGACCATCATATGTAAATTTCTCAATGTAAGTACTAGTATCAGAATGAATGGTTACGTTCTGTGCTGGAAGATGATATAAATGCCTTCCATCAAAATATACGAAGATGTTTCCGTCTATCAGTAGGTCAATTATAAGATTTCTCTTAAAAGTATTAACATCTTGAAACGGATTCGGTTCTTTATTAAGTAATAAGTCAACACGAGTTCTTCGAACATTATCTACAACTGGTGTTATTCCATTTACTTTATTTCCAACATCATATTTAATGTCAGCTGAATCGTCTACTATCATATTTACAGCACGATTAACTACTTCTAGTTCTTCGTAGGCTGATCTGTAATTGTCTTTGATTTCTCGGGTGTCAATCGTCATACCCTCGTCCATACCGATAAATGACTGTGCAGGGTTCAGTTTTTCCTGATCCTGAACGTCTCTACCTAATATTCTGTCATACCATGCCATGTTTTTCTCTCTGTTTTTCCACCCATCTTTTTTGTTTAAGTGCTGTCACCAGTGTAGGTCTCTTACCATAGATACTGTGTAGCCGTTGATGGTGGGCTTTGCATAGTGTAGCAGCTTCATTGTAAATCTCGTTAGTAAATTCTTCAATAAACTCTTCACGAATTCCCATGATTTCGTCGGCTGATGTTATCGTAATTTTCTTACTTTTCAACCAAGTATCAAGAAGCTCAGTCATTCCGTAGAAATGGTGGAAGTCTAAATGTTCTGTGTCACCACAGATAAAGCACTGGGTGTCTTTCTTATATTTAGATTTCGCTTTATCTCTGACGTACTTGACTAAATCTCGTTTTAAATCCATAAATTCCTATTTATATAAAATTATACCAAAAATTCACCTTCATGTCAACACTTATTTTTAGGCAGGTCAAAACTAAAAACTCCCTGAAGATTCTTGAAATGTGTACAGCGCATATCTAAGTGCGTCTGACATATGACTTGCCATATTATGTTTTGGCTTTTCTTTCAGTAAGTTGGGATTTGAATCCCATTGGTATTGATCTACACATGACAATGCTTGTGAACATCTTTGATCTATTATCAATCTATCGTTATCTATGATACCCGCTGTATGCCCGATTCCGTCTAGAACAGATTTTTTAGCATTAATAGTAGAAATATCATAATTCTGAGCAAAATCAAACCTTGTTTGTTGTGCTGCTGAATCGATATAAATGTAATCAACACTATATTTGTCTATCATTCGGCGAATTTCTATAGCATGCTGTTCTGTAGTTCTTTCAGCGTCCATGTACTCATCTATAAGATAAAATTTTTGCTGATCCCAATCATAAGCTATGACGCACAATGCTGTTGGATCTTTATACCCAACATCTAATCCCGCGAACACATCCATATCACTAGTATCTAGCTGACTTAAGTCTGCAACACACTCTTCAAAATTAAAATTCCATACCTGTCCTTCATATGTGTTGAAATCTGCCATATATTCTTGGGCAAACTCTGCTGAGGACATAGCTTTCTTTGCTTCTCTGATGTCATCATCACTGAAGCGTGGGTTTTCGTGATAAGTTGCTCTGATTGATGCCCAATCATGAAACTCATCGCTGAACCCTCTGTGATAAAAATCTGCAAACCAGTTATTTCTACCCCGAGGAGTAGATATGAATACTGCTTTACTATTATCTTTATCTAGTGTAGGACGAAGGGCGACGTTAAATGCGTCTTTGCCATCAGCCAAGGCTGCTTCGTCAAAAATTATTAAGTCGTACGATCTTCCTACAGAAGAGTCGACTTGGTTTACTGAACCCATACGTATAGTAGAGCCATTTGATAGTTCTATTACTTTGTCTTTTGCGTTATCTTTTGTAACTTCTAAATCAAAATGTTTTATAAGTTGTCTTTGTAAGTCAAATGATATTTGAGACAAAGAGTAGTTAGGTGACATTATTAGAATGTTTGAACCTGGTACAAGTGAAACAAGTTGCCCGATAACATTTGCTATATATGTTTTTCCTTGCCGTCTAGAAATAGCGGCACAAACGAATCTATATTTTGGGTTGTTGACAGCATTGATTAATGCAGTCTGTGAACTATTAGGTTGTACTCCTAACAGATCAAGGTAGGAATCTATAGGTAACTTGATGAATCGATCCGCTGCTGGAAAGTCCATAAACGAATCACTTACTATGTCTGTTCTACTAATATCTAACATTAGTGCACAGTTCTATTTAATGCGTTACCTATTGATTTTGTTTCCAATATCCCTTGTGTGTTTAGTGTATGTAAAAGATACAAGTACCCAATACATATTTCACTCATAACTTGATCTCCATCGGAAATCTGTTTGGATTTTTCTGCTTTTCTATTAAGCAAAGCGAGTGTAGAAGTGCTGTAAGCAGCAATATCTTCTAACCACTCTTTATTATCCAATTTTAGCTCCATATTATCGGTACACCTAATACTTCAGCATGTGCTGCAAATATTTGGTGGTCTTGATCTTTAGTTAGGAATGTTACTTCCCCTGGTGCGATTGTAATTGAAGCCAATGTTGTATCTGCTGCATTTGCTACAGTTACTAACCTTGTTGATGCTCCAGAATTTACTAGTCTTACATATACTGCGTTCTCAAAAGTTGAAGCTGCTCCAACATTGGTACCACAAGCAACTTCTGCTGCCATTAATCTCATAGACATTTCTATCTCTCCTTAACGTTCTTTGAACGTTTCTTGCTTTTTTGCCTTGCTGCTAACATTGCATCTTCGATATCGACTTTACCATCTAGGTTTCTGTCTGTACCATTGATTATGTTCCAAAGTTGTTTAGCTTTTTGTTTAAATTTGTTTACCATTTTACCTTATTTGCCCAATATGCTGCTGACATTTTGCCTTTAGCTATATTTTTGGCGTGACGAGCTTTGAATGAGGCTCTTCTTTTTCTTTGTGCCATTGTTTTTGGAGATTTTCCTGCTCCTGACACACCCTGTTGCCCAAATCGTATAACCTTTGTCTTTGTACCAACTTTTGCTACTACGACATGAGACTTTGTTCTGTGCTTGGGCGTACGCTTTGGTTTATTAAATCCTGATACGCCCACTCTTTTTAACTTTGAGGACTTTTTACTTCTTCTTACGACCACGTGTAGTTCTCCTTATTGTTCTAACATTAGTAGGTTTTCCACCTACTCCTTGTTTCTTAGATCGTTTTCGACTGACTGCTGATCTGATCTGCTTTTTTGTCATTCGACTCGCTTTTGCAGCTGGTACGCATTTCGGATATGCCTTCTTACCTGCTTTAGGTCTGCCACATTTTGAAAATCCACCACCTTTTTTAGGTCTAGATATATCTACCCAGTTCTGCTTAAACCATGTGCTTAGTCCACCCCTAGCCACGACGGTACTTGCCTCCTGCCTTCTTATACATTCTTACAAGATAAGCATTAGCGTATGCGCTAGGGTACACTGCAAACTTTCGTTTTGTAGCAGACTTTACTCTAGCGTATAACTTTTTATTAGTAGGTACGTTACGTTTCTTAGCGGAAGCTTTACTTCTTCTTCTTGCTCTTCTTACGGCCATGTTTAGTACCCTTCATTAGCTTGCCATTGGGCATATAATGAAACCCTTTAGGCGCTTTTTTTCTTTTACGTGTAGCAGGCACTATTTCA